ATTTGCTACGGCAGGCTAAGACGGCGTCCGAAGCCGCAGAGATACACAGCAAGTATTACGAGCGTCCCGGCGCGGCCGAAGCGAACATTGCACGGCGACAGCAATACGCCGACATGATTTACAAGGGACAGCAGCAAATTGCCGGAACGAATACGCCGCTTGCGACAACGTCGTCACAGGCAATTGCGAATAGCGCCGCGCCGCGTTCCAACAGTATCAGCGTCGACGCTCGCGGTACAACTATCGTCACGCAAGCGACCGATAGCAAAGCGATTGCGTCGACGTTCCATGAACATTTGCGCAATCAGATCAACGATGCGATTGACGCTCATGACGACGGGGTTGCGATATGAGTTTTACTGACATCGTACGTACCGCAGGAAACGTACAAGGCACAATCGGCGCAGTTCAAAATTTCGCAGAGTCCATTCTGTCAATGTTTGGTGTCGACGAGGTTGCGATCTTCGACCCGAACACGTTTCAACAGATTTTTAACACAGCGCGACCGCTAAAAGCGAACATTGACCGTCAATTAAAATTGATGGATCACCCGTTGGAAAACGGGGCGGTCGTGTCGGACTTCGCAATCGTTCTGCCCGTGACAATCGAAATGGCGATGATTGTCGGCGGCGATGAGTACCAGTCTGTTTATCAGCAGATAAAGGCATACTGGCTTGCGCGTCAGCCCGTGACGGTGCAAACGAAAGCGGACGTATTTCAGAACATGTTGATTCAGGGCATTCCGCACGAGGAAACGCCCGACATGATGGACGTGTTGCCTATCGCGTTCAAACTACGCGAGATACAGGTAATAACGGTTCAATATCAGGCGTTGCCGCCGCAAGCCGTACAAGCGCCGGCCGATCAGTCGACCGTGAACCGGGGTGCGCAACAACCGCAAACGTCCATCCTTTATGACATCAGTCAGTACGTAAAGGGGATTTTCTGATGCAAGTTATAAACTTGAACGCGATACCGAATCAGGAAATAAATTTCGTTGCGGATAACGTCGCGTATGTGCTTCGCCTGTTCAATGACAGCGACATGATGTTCATGGATGTCACGGCGAACGGCGCGGTCGTGCAAACGTCGTGCCGTTGTCTGCCGTCGACGATGATAATCCCATCGCAATATCTTGAAGGGTTGGGCGGCAACTTCTTTTTCACGACCGCGAGCGGCGACAATCCGCAATACGAGAATTTTGGCACGAGCGATATTCTTCTCTACGCTTCGAATGCGGAAATGGCACAGGGGCGCGCGATCAACGCCGCAGCGCTGAATACGATCACTCTTAGCCCGACACAAGCGCCATGAATTTTGATGACCGTATCGTAAAGGTTGTATTCACGGTTGGCGACGAGGAAATAACTATCGACTCGTCGATTAACCCTAGCAACCCGCCATTCATCGCGGCGTCGGGAACGATGTTCGCGGACCCTACGCAGAACGAATGTCAATTGCAGGTAGGCGGATTGCAACGCAAATTGCGCAACATGCTTGCAACGAACCTCACGCCGAACGATTACAACCAGCAACGCAAGTCTATGGAAGTATGGGCGGGGCGCGTTAGCACCGGCCTGTTCATGCGCTATCAGGGCGACATTATTACTGGCATCGTGTCGCAACCGCCCGATACGGTAATGTCGTTCCGCAGCAAGACATTACAGTTTTTCAAGCAAGACGTGCTCGCACAGTCATATGCGATAACCGCGCCGATGTCGCAAATATCGGCCGATGTTGCAAAGTCGCTTGGTCTTAATCTTCGTTTCGAAGCGACCGACCGTATGATCGGCAACTACTCATACACTGGCAGCGCAGCAGGGCAAATCAACAAATTAGGCGCGTTCGGCGGCATGGATGCGTATGTAGATAATGGTACGCTCGTTTGCAAGGATAAGGGCGTTGCTTTGAAAAACGCATCGTTCGTACTGTCGCCAGAATCAGGTCTTATCGGTCAGGTAGAGCCGACCGAATGGGGCATCCGTTGCAAGTGCCTGTTGTCACAAGGCGTCATTCTCGGCGGAACGCTCGTACTCGATAGTTCGCAAAATCCCGATCTTAATGGTAGCTATACGATATACAAGACCGGGTTCGAAATCGCCACGCGCGACACGCCGTTCTACGACGTTATCGAGGCGACCCGATACCCGCAAATGTTCTGGAATGGCACGGTTAACATATGAGCACTTTACCCGCGATACAGTCGAAACAACCCGCATCAAGCGGAAACCTAGGTGCGGGGTTCGGCGAAATATTTCGCAAATTCGTTCAACGCATGGACGGACAATTGCCTGCCGAAATTGTTTCGTACAACCGGCAAAAGAATGTTGCGATGGTGCAACCGCTTATCAGTCTGATAACGACTAGCGGCAATCGCATCGTGCGCGCGCCTATCGCGGTCGTGCCCGTGCTCGCGTTGGGCGGGGGCGGCGTGTTTATCAATTTTCCTTTGAAGAAAGGTGACAGGGGATGGATTGAAGCGAGCGACCGCGACATATCGCTTTACATGCAGACCGGCGCGCAAAGCCCGCCCAATACCAAGCGCATGCATTCGTTCGAAGATGCCCGTTTCATTCCTGATGTTTTCGATGAATTTTCGTATGGTCTGACAGATGATGCCGCGACCATTTCAAGCCTTGATGGTTCGGTGCGCATCGAATTGCTACCGGGCGGCACGATTAACCTCATTGCCCCGACCATTAATAACCAGTGTGAAACGTATAATGTAGTTACTGGCGCATTTAATGTTCAGACCGGAACGCTAAGTATTAACGCAACCGAAGCGGGCGGTACAGGTATTACCGGCAATGTCAATCTGCCGGTTACAACCAATATCGGCGGAATTGCGTACCCGGATCACGAGCATGACAGCGTGCAGCACGGTACTGACAATTCAGGCGGCGTTGTGGGGTTATGACATGACACAGACAATTGCAGAAAACGAAAACCGCGATATGTTCAAGGGCGACGACGGTAATATCGCGTTCTTTACCGGCATCAATTGCACGGCGCAATTGTGCAAATCGCGCGTCGAGTCGCAACGGGGCGAAATGATCTATGCGAAAGATCAGGGCATGCCGACGCGTGCTACTGCATGGGATCAGTTCAACCCGAAAGCATTTCAGGCGGCGGCGCGTACGATCATGGTTAATACGCCCGACGTTACGCAAGTAACAAGTTTTGCCATGCAGAAAGTAAATAACGATTTGCAATATCAGGCGACCATTCAGACCGACGACGGCAACACGGCAGTCATTACAGGAGTGTCCAACTTATCATGAGCACGCCATACGAATACATCACCGCGACAGGCGTCGTTGTCGCCGATACGTCGGACATTCAAACGCAGGTACAGAACGAATGGCGGACGGCATTCGGTCAAGACTTGAGCGTTGACGACAGCACGCCGCAAGGTGTGATGATAAACGCTGAAACCACTACGCGGCGCGCCGTAGCGCTTGCTAACGCCAAACTCGCGAATCAGATCAACCCGAACAACGCGGGCGGTGTCTTTCTCGACGCGCTGTGCGCGCTCATGGGTTTGACGCGCGCAAAGGCGACCGCGACGGTAGTACAGAATGTGACGCTTACCGGCGTGCTGAATACGCCTATACAGGCAGGCACGCGCGCCAGTATCGGACCGGGCGGTACGGTCTTCGCGCTGCAAACTAGCGTCGTGCTCGCGAACGACGGTTCAGGCGGCGGCATCGCGTTGGCGACGTTCGTTTGTCAAACGCTTGGGCCTGTCGCGTGCGGCGACGGTGCGCTTAATACTCCGGTTGACGTGGTCTTGGGATGGGAGACGATCACGAACAATCAGGAGGGGACGCCGCCTAGCGTTACGGTGTTGGGTACGAACCAACAATCCGACTCGTCGCTTCGTGCGCTTCGCAACAATACACTGGCATTGCAGGGTATCAGCACGCCGACCGCACAAGTATCGGGACTCTACGCGCTGCCTGGCGTAACGTCGGTTGCGTATCTCGAAAACGTCGACTCGACGACGGAAGTTATCAACGGCATTACGCTAAAGCCGCATAGCGTATGGGCGTGCGTCGACGGCGGTTTGCAACTCGACATTGCAACATCCCTGCTCGAAAACAAGACAGATGGTGCGGGATGGAACGGTGCGGTTATGCAACCCGTCGTTGAGCCCGCAAGCGGTCAAACCTATCAGGTGCAATTCGACCGGCCGCAGTATGTGTTTATTTTCGGCGCGATGACGATTCAACAAGGTACGTTTGTTGGCAACTTGCAGCAAGCAGCAGCGCAAGCCGTGTTCGATTATTTCATCGGCGAGATTGACGGATTCGAAGCGGTCGGCATTGCGGCCGATGTTTCGCCGTTCGAAATATCTGCGGCGGTTGTCGCGGCATGCCCCGGTTGCAAGGTTCGTCAATGTCTCATCGGCACGTCGGCGGGCTCGCTGTCGCCTAACGACATTGTCATGACGCAAATTCAGCGCGGCATTACGAGCAATACCGCATTCACTATCACGGTGCAATAATGAGCGCCGCTATCGAAGACTTCGACTTTTCCGTCAATCTGCTGTCGGCGCTCCTGTGGCGGCACAACGAAGCGGAGAACCTGCAATCGATCCTTGAACAGAAATCCGACTGGTACAAAACCAATCAGACGCAGTTCTGGAACGATTGGATTACTAACGTTTTCAACGTCGACACCGCTAACGAATTCGGTCTGTCGGTATGGGCGCTCATTCTCAACGTACCGCTTAGCCTGATCGTGCCGCCGAATCAAGGGCCGCAATGGGGGTTTGGACCGGCGAGTAACGGCCGGCAGAATTTCAACAACGGCAATTTCGGCACGTCGGCGGCAGGCGCGGGCCTGACTATCGAGCAAAAGCGTCTACTCATCAAACTACGCTATTTCAAGCTCACGACGCGTTGCACCGTACCCGAACTAAATCGCCGACTCAAACAATTGCTTGGCGACTTCGGAAGTGTCTACGTGCTCGACGCAAACGACATGTCGTTCACGACGTACGTTTTTGGGTTCGCGCCGAATAGCGCATTACAATTCATACTTGAAAATTTCGACGTATTGCCGCGCCCCGCTGCGGTCGGCGTGAAATTCATTGTGTCAACACGACCGGCGTTCGGTTTTGGTTCGTTCAATCAAAACTTTAACAATGGTACTTTTTGGGCGGAAAACTGATGAACCAACATTACTTCGACGTACCGTTCGCATTTGCCGGCGATGTAACGCCTATTCCCGATCCGTTGCAAACGGGCGGCACGGTATCATTCACTGAGGGTTGGAATTTTAACTATCAGCGCGACCTGTCGACGGACCCCGCCGCCGAACCTATCGACCGCAGCACAATGAACTGGCTGTTGCTGCAAATCACCCAGGCATTGCAGGCAATTCAAAACGCAGGCGTGCCGGAATTCATTACGGCAGCACAGAACGGCGGCGCGTCGTTCCCATATGGCAAGGGAACGCCCGTGTTGTGGTCGGCGTCCGGTAATGCACCGTTCGGCAAATATGTATCGTTGACGGCAGGCAATACCAACACACCCGATGCAGGCGACCCGCAAGGGCTCACAACGGGTTGGCAATTGGTCGTCGACCCCATCGCAACGGCAGCGCAAGCGGCGGCAGGTACAGACGATGCGTCGATCATGACGCCGCTTAAAGTCGCACAGCAAACGGCGTTGCGTGCGCTGCTCGCGGGTAATGCCTCGCAAGTGTTCAATGTCGGGCCGGCAGTGTCGGCGACGCAAGCGCCGCAATACTCGCAATTGCCTGGTCTTATCGGCGATGCCGTTAATTTGTATTGTCATGTTGCGGCGGTATCGCCGTCTGCAACATGGGCGGCGGATCAAGTCATCGTCGGTTCGGCAATTGGCGGGCTATTGACGTTGCTGTCGTCAATAAATCTTACGCTGAATCTCGCAACGACGGGCGCGGGCGGCATGGATACGGGCACGTCGCCCGCTTCTGCAAACGTCGCGGTGTATCTGATTTATAACCCGACAAGCGGCGCAAAGGCATTGCTAGGTCAAGCGATGGGTGCGGCGTTTGCCCCCGTGTGTTACGGCGGCACTCATATGCCGGCAGGTTTTACACAAAGCGCGCTTATTTCTAGCATAAAGACTACTGCAACCGGTCAATTTCCAGTTTTCCATCAGGCAAATCGCCGCATTGGGTTTATTCCCCAAGTTGTCAATCTCACGAATGCAACAGCAGCATGGACAGCATTGTCAGTAGCGACCGTCGTTACGCCAAATGCAATAGGTATTAGCGGGACCGGCGTTATTGGCGCGTCGGCGGGCGGCAATTTAGCACTCAGTCTCGCAATGAATACAGCAACCGTTGGTGCTAAAGAAATTTTAAGCTCAACGTCGTCGACGGCGCAATCGTTGGGATTTTCGTTTAACGATATACGCATCGACGTTAAAAATACGCCACAGGCAATAGCGTTTAATTTCGGGTCATCCGCTCCCATATCGTCCGAAACATTACAAATTTCAGAATACGAAATTTAACGCGACCATGAATATCAATATTAACGAAACCGCCGCATCCGCCGTCAAGGCGGTCGGCATGGTCGCCGGTTCGGCCGCTTCGGGTTCCCAGGCGGTCGAACAGGTGTTCGGGGTATCGGGGCAGAACATCATATGGTGGATCACCGTATCGTATGGTGTGCTGCAACTTTTTAAATGTTTGCCGTGGTTCGTCGATCAGACCCGCGCATTATGGCGCGGACTGCGGCATGGAGATTGGTCCGCATGGTGGC